CGGGATAACATTAGGGTGGCACACAAGGGGTCTGCTAGTATTACCAGACCCCTTGTGTTCCGATCGTTCCAACGGTACTATCGGAACACTGAACACATGTGTTCCATTTGTGTTCATTTCCTATGCAAGACTATATAGTCTGTCACTTTCCAATTTACTTGGTGGGTAACAGACAAAATAGAATGGCTTTTCGTCGTGCTGCTCGTCGTCGCGCGCCTGTGCGCCGTCGACGTCCATCGACTCCAACCCGACGCCGTCGTGCGCCGACTCGTACGCCGCGTGGTAGGCGCGTTGCTCCGGCGAGTATGCGTAATCCGCGCCAGACTCGGCAGATGGAGCCTGGTGAGAAATTTCTATTTGCTCAAATAGATCCTTTCTCGCCTGAGTGTTGGGGTGCTAAGATCCCTGATAGCAACACTGTTCCTAGCGTTGCTTCACAGGATGTTGAGAATGTGTCGTTGGCTTTGACAACGTCTACGAATATGCGTGCTTGGGCGTTTAACCCAAGTTATGTTTCTGGTCAAGTTACATCGAATGAAGCTGCTGCCCAGTGGGTTTGGCCATTGGCGTTTGCCGGTGCTTCGAACCGTACGAAGTATACTTCGTATTCTGGTCAGTTTGAGCTGAATCGGCCTACAGCTCACGCGGTTCGGATTTCTTCGCCGGTTGCACCTTTAAATGCAACTGGCTTTGTTCATATTGCTATCGCTTATGAATCATATTATGCTGCCACGACGTGGCCGTGGCCTACTACTCCGGGCGGGCTTTCTGGGTATCAATACTACAAGCGTGTAACGCTTGCGTCGTTGACCCAGAGCCCGTTGACTATTGTCAATAAGTACGTAGACGATACGGCCTTCCGGTATCTGTCCACTGATGCTTCGGATATCAAGCAGGGTAATGACCTCGAGTTTGCTGTGCCTCATTCGTGGGGTACCATCTTGATTGCTGTTGAGGGTGTCGGTTCGACGTCACCCTTGTCTATTGAGCATTTGCTCATGACTGAAGCAATTCCGAAGTCTACGAGTTCGATGAATGGTTCTACTGCTGCGCAATTCCGTCCGGAGATTTTACAGCAGACCAGCAATATGTCTTCTCACACTGATTTTGCTCATACCGAGCAAGGTCAGGGTGAGTATGTTGCAGCTGCTCTTCACCAGGTGAGAGCTGGTGTTTCTAGCGCAGGTCAGCATCTGTTTGATAATGTCGTACTTCCGTACGCGCATTCTATTGGCCAGTCTGCTGTTGCATCTGCTGTTAGTGGATTCCAACAGGCTGTTGGCATTGGCGGTGTGAATTCTAATCCGAATCGTTTGGTTGCAAATGTGTAGGTACGGATGTAGCACCGCTGATTGAGGCCGTCCGGGCAGCTCCACCTGCTACACGGCCTCCGCAGCTCGATGATGGTCACATTGTCGATATTCGAGGTCCGCCTTCGCGTGCGCCTGGTGGACCTGTGAATGTTGCGGATATAATGTCTAGCATTAGAGTTGATAGCGAGCTTGCAGCGAGTGATGTACAAAAGACTCTTGCGGAGGCCGAATGGCAGGCGCAAGTAGATCTTGTGTTGATGGAATTAGAAGCGGATGGTATCCCTACTAATTACTGGAGGCAAAGGGATGAATTGTAGGTAGATTTGAGTACTTAGTTCGCTAGGCTACTTCTAAGCTGGTAATCCTACAATTATTCTTCGTCAGATAGTTCCTCGTCCGTTGTAAGATCGGTGAGGTCGATCACGTTGTTAGGGTGTTCGATGAGACGGAGGACCGCTTCGCGTTCTTCGGCGAGATTCGGATTCGCGTGCGTGATCGCGATGAGCATGTCGAAGAGACGATCTGACATGTCTCGGCTGGCTTGGAGTTCATGACGAGCCCACCCGAGACGTCTATCCAACTGGACATTCTGCTCGAAGATTCGGTCGGCCCGTTCTTCGAGCGTGTTGTAGGCACCCTGCCAGTCGTTGAGTTGTTCGACTAGAGCAGTGTTTTGCTCGGACATATAGTGGATCATGATATGCTCCAACTCGCCGGATCGTCGGACTTGTTCGGTCATCGGTTGAATGGGAGTACTGGACATCGTTACTTGACTTGCGTAGGTGGTGGTAGATTGGGAAATGGCAGCTAAACGTAGCCTTTCGGCTATCGAATACTACTTGTTTTATGTGAAAACTGGGACCCCCTTCCATGAGCGTAGTGAAATTAGGTAGGAGGGAGTTTGAATGTAAACAATGTATCTTCGTTACCGTAAGGCGGAGAGCAGCCACATTTCCCAATCTACCACCACCTACGCTAGTCAAGTAACCATGCCCATCCTCACATCCATCCCGTGAATAACTTGTCGAGGTCCGCCGTGTTGGCATAATCTGACCACAAATCTCCGAGTGGCACCTCGTCTAGTTGAATGGCTGCTGGTGGAGTGTCCTCATGCATCGAGATATCGATGCCACCGACTTTCAGTTCGTCCTGAGTTGGTTGATCCTCGGGTTCGTCTTCGATGACCCTGGCTGCCATAAATGCAGCCGCTCTTTGACCTGCCATCGCTTCGTCTTTCGGGAATTCCAATTCCGTGAAACGACGTTCGAGTGGTGCCCAGTCTCGTTCGTCCGGGAAACATGATCGGATCGAATAGTTCGATAGGACGATGACTTTCTTCGGGCGGATTTTCTGAAGGGTACCTCCTTTGATTTGCCCAGTGAATGGGTATCGGTCAGCCCACTGTTTCAATGCTTGTGCGGTGTAACGGTTGTCGGGTGACCATTCTTCGATGATAACCACGTCTTCATTGGCGTAGCCATCCCACCACTTGTTGATCTCTTTTTGGAAATGACTTCCTTGGTAGAGCGCCCACGCTGCGCGGGATTTTCCCGTGCCTGTCGGTCCAACCCACCACTCGTGCTCGAGGTCTCCGTCGAGTAGAGTTCCTTTTGTCTCACGTAAGCTGAGTAGACGAGAGGAAAGTTGGATCCAGACACGTGGGTGGTTTTCCTCGATCCATATGTGGTTGCCGTTTTTCGCGGCGACCATGATGTCCTTCCAAGTTTGCTTGGAAGCATCGGCTTTGGATACTGGGCGCGTCCCGCGTTCCCAGAAGTCTCCGTCTTTGGAGCAGTACTCGAAGTTTTGAATACCTGAGCCCATTGCCTGTTCGATGTGGCACTTCGGCAGTAATTGCTTGATTGCGTGGAACGATCTCGGGGATTTGAATTGGATGAAACCTTGGAGGTGCGGTGTACCAGCGTCACCTGTTTCTTTGCCGACGACGAGGTATTTGACCGACCCGTTCCATACGGCGTTGTTGAGGTAATGTTCGGCTTGTTCATCGGGATTGTTCCAGGTGAAGCAGAACTGGCGTGGTTTCAATGAGGAAGTGCGTGGCATTGTGCAAATTGCAGAATGAATACCTTTGAACGCAACATTCTCCTGCTCGACATTATTATAAAGCTTCCCCCTCGGGGGATGACGGGTCGCCGAGCGAAGCGAGTCGGGCACCCGGCAGGGGGGTGACATGGTTGGCGCCAACCCAGATGACTGTGCTTATCTGGATTTATATCTGTCGTTATCTGAACTCAAACACTCTTGTGTTCCACTTGAAGTTGTGTACTTCAAGTAGAGTATTTGGCTCGGGATAACATTAGGGTGGCACACAAGGGGTCTGCTAGTATTACCAGACCCCTTGTGTTCCGATCGTTCCAACGGTACTATCGGAACACTGAACACATGTGTTCCATTTGTGTTCATTTCC